GTTACCATTCTTAAAAGTTTTGATGCCTCTATCTCCTGAAGTTAATAAAATGGATGGTAAATATGTTGAAGGTGCAGAACCTGGTATGATTTTTAACAGTGTCACCAAAGAACTTTATAATGGTGCCAAAGGTATAAATGTATTACCATGTCATTACCTTAAACAATATGTAGAATGGCAAGACAGAGGTACCAGCAGTGGTGCACCTGTTGCAATTCACAAAGCAAACAGTGATATCATTAGTCAAACAACTAGAGATAAATCTAATAAGGATAGATTGCCTAATGGAAATTATTTAGAAACAACTGCAAATCATTTTGTAATTGTTTTAGGTAAAAGTCCACAAACAGCCTTAATTTCTATGAAATCTACTAGTTTAGTAGCTAGTAGAAAATGGCTTACAACTATAATGGGTATTAAGATTCCTTACAAAAATAAACCTGGAGTATACACACCAGCAACATATAGCCACATTTATAATCTAAAAACTGTTCAAATGTCGAATGACAAAGGAACATGGTTTGGGTGGAGTTATTCTAAAGTTGGTCCTGTTACAGATTTAGGAGCATCTGCTACTTCAGTTTATGAAATGGCTAAGGAGTTTTCTGAGAGACTTGCTAAAGATGAAGTGCAAGTTAAACACGGAACTGAAGAAACTTCAAATACAACACCGTACTAACCGAATCCTAGGTAGTGGGCGTCTAAGCGAGAGTGGATACGCCCACTTTGAAAGTTATGTCTGTAGAAAAATTTAAAAATATATTTCAAGGATTAGATAGAGCACGTGGTGTCACTTACGTTGATAAAAAAGGCGCAGATGGAGAAAAGATTAAAGGAAAATCTTTTGTACAAAGAGAAATGGTCACTGACGACCATTGGCTATTTCACTTACGAGGCAAAGAACCAAGTTTAGGTATTATTCCAATCAATGATGATAACAAATGTAGATGGGGCTGTATCGATATAGATTCGTATGCAGGATTTGACCATCAAAAATTAATTAACAAAATTAAATTATTAAAATTACCACTAGTAGTATTTAGATCTAAATCAGGAGGTGCTCATGTATTTTTATTTACAACAGTTCCTGTTGAAGCAAAACTAATGAGAGATAAACTTTTATCAGTTAGTGCCGTATTAGGTTATGGAGGATCAGAAGTATTTCCAAAACAAATAGAATTAAAATCGAAAGATGATACAGGAAATTTCTTAAATTTACCATACTTTAATGGGGACGATACCACAAGGTATTCATTTCTAGAGAACGGAGAGGCTTCTTCACTAGAAGGCTTCTATGGATTGTATGAAAGAAATAAACTAACACCAGAAGGACTAGAAAAATTAGAAGTTAAAAGACCACAATCAGAATTTAGTGATGGTCCTCCTTGTTTAGAATCATTAACACAAACCAAGTTAAATGATGGGAGAGACAGGGTTATTTATCAATTTATTCAATATGCAAAAAGAAAATGGCCAGAAGAATGGCCTAGAAAAATAAATCAATTTAATTATACACATTTTGTAGAGCCATTAGAAGATAAAGTTATTCAAGATAAAATAAAGTTTCATAGCAAAAAAGATTTAGGTTTTAAATGTAATGAAGAGCCAATGTGTAATCATTGTGATAAATCATTATGTAAAACTAGAAAATTTGGAATAGGTGGAGATTCAGTATTTCCTACTCTGAGCGATTTACAGAAAGTAGAATTAGATGAACCATATTACTGGGTTAATGTAGATGGAGAAAGAGTTAAATTAGATAACATTGATTCCTTACTAGAACAAAGATTATTTAGAAGAACAGTTACAAAACAAATTAATAGAAAACCACCAAGAATTACAGTAAAAGAATTTGAAAAATATACAGATATGTTACTTGCAGGAGTAGAAATTATAAAAGCACCAATTGGTTCATCATTGATTGAACAATTGAAAGATCATTTAGAAGAATATTGTCTTAATGACTCTTCAGCAACAACAAACAAAGAAGAAATATTTTTAGGAAATGTTTGGACATCAGAAGGCAAACATCATTTTATATTTAACAAATTTTTTCATGGTTATTTACAAAGAAGAAAATGGCCAGAAAAACATCAAACTACACAAGATTTATTAATTCAACATTGTGGTTGCAAGGATGATAGAATTTATATTGGTAAGAAAAGACCAAGTGTGATGATAGTAGATGCATTTGAAAAACCAGAAAAAGTTTATAACCAAAAACAACTTAAACCGAAGGATTCATTCTAGTGAAGATGAGATGTTTTATAGAAAGTTTTATTGATGTGGGTAGTGGATTAATATTAGCTATTCTTATTCAATTATATATCTTTCCATTTTTTGGTTTATATCCAACAATATGGGATAGTATTCACATTGCATTAATATTTACTGTAGTTTCTATTATTAGATCAGCAATATGGAGAAATTTTTTTAGAAAAATATGAAAACAATAGTATTAGGACCACCAGGAACTGGAAAAACTCACACGCTACTTAATAAAGTAGATGATTATTTAAAAGAAACTGATCCAGATAAAGTAGGTTATTTTGCTTTTACTAGAAAAGCAGCAAACGAAGCAAGAGATAGGGCTGTTAAAAAATTTAATTTAACAGAAGATGATCTTCCATATTTTAGAACACTACACTCACTAGCATTTAGACGTTTAGGAATTAATAAAGAAAATGTTATGCAACGTAGACATTATGAAGATCTAGGAAAAAAGATTCAAATACCTATAGATTATAATGACTATGACGATGAAGAAACTGGTTTATTCACTACAAAAAGTGATTACTTAAGAATTATTAATCTTGCAAAATTAAGAAACATTACATTAGATCAACAATTCAATTTAAAGGAACATACTCAAAAATTAGAATATGATAAACTTATTATTATAGCTAATGAACTAGACAGGTATAAAAAAGAATATGGACTTATAGATTATAATGACATGATATTGGATTTTGTTAAGTCAGATAAATCTCCTAAGTTTGAAGTAGTATTTGTTGATGAGGCGCAAGACTTATCTCGAATGCAATGGGATATGGTTGATAGTTTTAATACACAAGATTCTTTTATTGCAGGGGATGATGATCAGGCAATATTTAGATGGGCAGGGGCGGATGTAGATTCCTTTATTACACAAAAAGGAAAAATTTTAAATTTAACTCAATCAATGAGAATACCTAGAAAGATTCATGACTATGCTATAAAAATTATAGAAAGAGTCTCCAACCGATTACACAAAGAGTGGAAACCAAAATCACATGAAGGAGCAATTAGTAAATATTGGAATTTTGAAGACATTAATATGAATAAAGGAAACTGGTTAGTATTAACTAGAACAAGATATCAATTAAAAGCTTTAGAGGATATATTAAAAGAAAAAGGATTATATTTTGAAGATAGGTTCAATAAGTCTTACGAAAAAGGTATTCAGGAAGCAGCACTTAACTGGGAGCATTTAAGAAGAGGACAATTATTACATTATAAAGATATTATGAATATATCTCAGTACATGAGTCCAGCTAATTGGGAAAAAAATAAATTGAAATCTTTATCTAAAGAATCATTTTATGGAATAGATCAATTAACACAAGGACATGGTCTCAATACTAAAAGCACCTGGTATGAATGTTTTGATAACGCTGGATCGAGAAGAATTACATACATTAGAAAAATGAGAGCTAATGGAGAAGAATTAAATAAAGAACCACGAATTAAATTATCTACTATTCATAGTGTTAAAGGTGGAGAAGAAGACAATGTAGTTATATTACCAGATCTTACTATGAATACTCAAAAATCTTATGAAAGAAACCATGATGATGAGAACAGATTATTTTATGTAGGTGCAACTAGGGCAAAAGAACACTTACATGTTGTAAGACCAAAAGATGAAAATAAAGCATTTCCTATGGGGGACGTGTGAGCGATATATATAAAAAGCAGGTAGGAGGAACTCACTATCAGTCTATGGTCATTCAGCCTAGTGAGTTTATAAACAAAAATAATATTCCATTTGCCGAGGGCAATGCCATAAAATATTTATGTCGTCACAAACAAAAAAATCAAAAACAAGATTTATTAAAAGCAAAACATTATATTGACATGGCTATCGATAGAGACTATCCTGATGAAGTGAAAGAAGAAAAGAAAAACTCATGGGGAATTGTTAAATGATGCAAGTTCCTTTATTTAAACCACAAACCGAATGGCTACCACCAACAGAATTTCCAGATCTATCTAAGCATGATGAAATAGCTATAGACTTAGAAACCAAAGACCCAGATTTAATAAAAATGGGTTCAGGTAATGTTACAGGTAGAGGAGACATTACTGGAGTAGCTGTAGCTGTCAAAGGTTGGTCTGGTTATTATCCAATTGCTCACGAAGGTGGTGGTAATATGGATCGTAAAAAGGTCTTGAAATGGTTTCAAGGAGTATTATCTACACCAGCAACAAAAATCTTTCACAACGCCATGTATGACGTTTGTTGGATCAGAGCATTAGGTTTAAGTATTAACGGTAAAATAGTCGACACAATGATAGCCTCGGCTTTGGTTGATGAAAATCAAATGCGTTATGACTTAAACAACTGCAGTAAAAGATACACTGGAAAATCAAAGAATGAAACAGATTTATATAACGCTGCACGTGATTGGGGGGTTGACGCCAAAGCAGAAATGTATAAACTACCTGCCATTTATGTTGGCGCATATGCAGAAAAGGACGCTGAACTTACATTAGAACTTTGGCACGAATTAAAGAAAGAAATTTTACACCAAGATATACAATCTATTTTTGAATTAGAGACTGAGCTATTTCCATGCCTAGTCGATATGCGTTTTTTAGGAGTCCGTGTAGACGTAGAACAAGCTCAAAAATTAAAAGAAGAACTACATAAAGAAGAAAAAGAATGCTTAGAAATAGTAAAAAAACAAACTGGAGTAGATACCCAAATATGGGCGGCAAGGAGTATTGCGCAAGTTTTTGAAAAACTTCACCTACCATTTGACCGAACCGAAAAAACAAATTCTCCATCATTTACTAAAAAC